CTATGTTAGAACCTGGTGAATTTGTAATTCGTAAACCTGCTGCTAAATCTATCGGTGCAGGCAACTTAGGTCAGATGAATGCTACTGGTGCTGCTGGTATGGGTAATGTACAATTTAATATTGTTAATGAAGGTAAGCCTAAAGAAGCAGAACAACAAGGAGAACCTAAACTCGATGCAGATAAAATTGTTATTGATGTTGTACTCAGAGATTTAGCTGCTAATGGCCCTATTAGACAAGCTATGAGAAATGGATAAGATATGACTACTTCTACCTACCCTGATGATGCCATCGCACCTATAACTGCTTTTTCAGTTATAGGTACTACTACTTTTAATACCACAGGTGCTACTAGGGTAGCCTTTAATTTACCTAGTGCTGTAGAAAGTAAAGGTGAAGTCACTGTATTCCAAGAAGGAATCTTACAATCTACAGGTTCCTATTCTTTATCCAATGCAGGACAAACAATAAGTTTTGTTGCAGCTCCTAATGCCACTGAGTTAATAGTTAAGACAATATCACTTCCCGCTAGATTTAGATTAAATAGAACTTTTCCTTCAATAGCTGCCGTAGATTACGATAATACTACTACTGTAACTAATGGTAATGGTTATACTATTAATGGTGTTACTGAGGGCTTTTCTTTTCCGTCTACTGTAAATGTAGCAACTACTAGTGATTTTATGGTATATGTAGGTGGTGTTTTTCAATCACCTAGTAGTTACACATATCCTTCTGTTACCTTAGCTTATCAAGGTATAGATATAGGCGATAATAACGCTGTTAATTTATTAACTAACTTTGCAGATAACTTAACTGACTCTAGTCCTAAAGAACATACAGTTGCTATAAATAGTGGTTCTGCATCTTTTAACCAAAGTAATGTAGTCTTAGATGGTTCTAAATATATAGCTGTAACAGGTTCAGGTAATGATTTTAATGTAGGAGAAGAGAAATCATTTACTTTTGATACTATTATAACTCCTGATTCAGGATCTAGTATGAGTTCTAATCAAACTATATAGCTCGTCATAATAGTGGTACAAACTATTATGCTCTACGCACAGTAGGATCAAATTCTACTATAGGTTTTATAATAAATAAATCAAATAGTATAACAGAAATATATGGTGGTAACTGTAATGGAGGTACTAGTTATCAAGTAGCTGTATCTTACGATAAAACTACTTCTAATTTACGACTCTATGTGGCTAATGCACTAGTTAAATCATTAAATTATAATCCTGCAGTAACTCCTTTTCCGGGCGGTTCTTTAATTATTGGTGCTAATAATTCTGTAGATGGCGGCTCTGTTGCTAGTCAAGAAAGATATAAAGGTAAAATTGACTATATAAGAATGGCAGATGGTGCGAGATATAGAGGAGCAATTCATAATGTTCTTACTACTACTGCTACTGTGATTGGTGGGTCTCCTTTAGGAGCTATTGATAGTGAGGATACTTTATCTATACGTATATTTGACTCAGATGTTTCTGTATCTGATAGATTTAACTCTATGGCTGATAGAAAACCTGATGGAGGTTTTACCACTACTAAAAAGTTTGCTACTTCTACATTTACTTCAGAAGCAGGATATGAAAAAAGACGACTAAAATCAAGAAGACCTCTTCGCTCTTATGACTTAAAATATACTAATATTTCAGGAGTAGAAAGAACTGCTATTGAAAATTTTTATAACGCTAGAAGTGGAGATTTTGAATCTTTTAGTTTTGACTTGTCACATCTAAATGAAAGTGGTACAATTAGTGCAAGATTTGATGGAGATCTTAGTATAACACAAGTTCTTTCGTCTGGTCCTTCATTGACTGAGAATATTTATTCGGTTGGTTTTAAATTGAAAGAGACATATGACTAATGACTGCTAGAAACTATGATGTAATTTTAACTGTAGCAGATTCTTCTAATTTCATTCCTGGTAATGCTATTGTTGGTAGTACTAGTGCTACTGTTGGTTTTATTGCTAATGTTACTCAGGCAACTAAACAAATAAAAGTTAAACTAAATAACGTATTACAAGAATTTCATACTAGTGAAACAGTTACTTCTAAGTCTGTTGTTATAAGTGGTACTGCAAACGGTGTATTGAATACTCTTAGTGTTCCTTTTAAATCAAATGTATTTGCTAGTGAAACAACTACTGCTACTTCTAGTATAGCATCACAAGCTCCTAGCCCTTTCATAGCAGAAAAAAATGCTTTTATTCAGAATCCTATAGTAAGACTGTATGAAATATACTATCCGGGAGAGTGGTTTCCTCCTACTCCTGAAGGATTACCTACTGGTGATGGAGAAGGTAGAGCATGGCCTGTTAATTTTCCTTTAAAATTTGCAGATGTAGCAGGTGATTTAATATCTGATTTGCACTATAATGTAACATATGATGGAGATTCTTATATACCTTTTCCTGTAGATATTTCTAGTCTTAGTCAAGGTACTGATGGTAAAATTAATGAACTTACATTAACTGTTTTTAATGTAGATAATCTTATTTCTGCTTTAGTAGAAGACCCTTTTATTGTAGGTAATAATACAACATGGGCATGTGTAGCTAATGTTAACGGAGTACCTTGTAATGGTATAGATCCTAGGACTATTAACTTTAGTCCTGCAGAGGTAGGAAATGTAGGAGAAATAGCTTTTGATACTCTAACTAGAGCAAGGGCTAATGGTTTTGTTTATGATAGCTCTATTGTAGGATACTATGGACAATCTAATGCTTCTTGGAATTATGAACAAACTGTTATTCAAACAGGTAGTAAAGAGGGTGATTGGAGAGAACTTAAAACTGACTCTAGAGATTTGCAAGGTGCTGTAGTAAATATTAAAACTACTTTTGCTAATTTTTTAGATGTTTGGCCTGAGCATAGTGCTGCTAAATATATCACTGGTAATGTTATTGAAGTATATAATGCTATGCCCTATAGAGTAGGGGATAGTGTAAAATCTATAAAAGGTTCTACTTCTGGTACTATTCAAACAATAGAAGAAAATAGATTTTTATTCTTATCTAATGCACTAGAAGCAAATACTACTGTAGGTGATCCTATTTATGTAATTAACGCTGATGTAGATACTGAGTCATATATTGAAGATAGATTCAAGATAGATCAGTTAGAATCTTTAGGAGATGATACTGCAAGATTTGGACTAGTAACATGGTTACAGTATTTTAAACAAGTAACTCCTAGACGTAAATACTATAAAAATACTTGTCAATGGCAGTATAAAGGTGAAGAGTGTCAGTATCCTGGACCTGCAGGTGGTACTATACCTGGGACTTCTCTTACTGCTAATACTAATCCTATAGGAGTAGATAATACAACTGCTTCAGGTCCAGAAGGTGATATATGTGGTAAAAATATCTTAGCCTGCACTCTTAGAAATAATGGAATACATTTTGGAGGCTTCCCTGCAACAGGACGAACAATTCCCAAGCAATAATATAACAGGTTGTATACTTCCTTGGATGCATATTTTTGGTAGTTTGAGCGGTAATTTTTATATATGCTGCCACGCTGAGTATGCTCAAGGTACAAGAGTTATGGGTACTTATAAACAATCTTTAGGAGAGATCTGGAATAGTGAAGATTATAAACAAGCTCGTTTAAATTTATTAAAAGGAATAATACCTACTGAGTGTAAAAATGCTTGTTATGATAAAGAAAAACAAGGTAGTGGAAGTAATAGAATCACTGCTAATGATCGTTTTAATCACTATGCTCATCTACAAGATAAAACTAATAGTGATGGTAGCCTAGATGTAACTCCTGCATATTTAGATATTAGATTCGGTAATCTATGCAATTTTAAATGCAGAATGTGTGGACCTTATGCCTCTACTAGTTGGTACAAAGATAGTGACGATCCTAAATGGTCTAAGACCATAGATTATTTTACTGATAATGAAGATTTTTGGAAAGATGTACCGCAATATATACCTAATCTAGAAGAAATATATTTTGCAGGAGGTGAACCTTTTGTACAAGAGGGTCATTACAAAATGCTTACTCTACTAATTGAATCGGGTTACGCTAAAAATATACATGTTAGTTATAATACAAACTTAAGTTATTCTAAATTTAAAAAATATGATCTTACCGAACTATGGTCTAATTTTAAAAAAGTGTCTATCTGGCCTAGTATTGAAGGATATGGAAGCCGAGTAGAGTATGCTAGAAAAGGATTATCCTGGACTAAATTCGAAAAACATGCTATTATGTTTAAAGAACATATACAAACAGTTAGTTGTGTTATAAATATATATAGTATAACTTCTATGCCTGATCTTATTATATGGTGTAAGCGTAATGGTTTTGATTT